CGGTTGTTCCAACTGGGTTGACAACCTCAGGAATCGTATTCATTCTTTATCCGATAGTTTTATGGCACCATATATAAATAGACAGAGTATCGCTGCCAAACCAAGGGCAGCATATGAGAACATTTCTAACCACATTAGTCTTCCTCCTGTGGAGGCTCTTCGCTGTAATAATGTTGATCCATTTCTTCAATCATTTCAGATAACTTTTGAAATTCTTGCATCTGCTCCATCTTCAATGCTGTAAACAATGATCGTATCATTTCATCGAGTCTATTCGCCGCATGGTACAGTCCCTCTTGTAGAGCAGCCAGTTCCATAACTGTAACATTACAGTCTTCTGGACGTTCTTCTTGAGACATCATCATGAAATGCGGAATATACTCTCCTTCCCAAGGAATAAGCCGGATCATTATTGCAAGAGTATCTAATTCCTGCAAGTCTAGTCCGTCAACTGGTGTTATCTTCATACACCCCCACCCCGTCGCTATTGCAAACGACTATTGTTTCATATATCGAGTTCTCTTCGTCTAATAGATTATACAACATTTCATTAGTTTCTGCATCTTTTCCATCGCTAAAGAAAGCCAGCGTATCACAATCTTTTACAAAGTCATCAGTATCGTAAAAGCAGGGGTGTTTTATAACTAAGGGAATTTCCATAAATGTTGCTATATTTCTGAGGGAGATGAAGAAACTAGGATTCCATGTCCAGCAATATAAGGTGCTCTCATAGCAAAGTTCTAAAAAGTTATGTATGGTTTCCCAATTATTATAGCCAGTCTCTCCAATGCATAATATAGATTTATCTTTTAAATCTAGATCTATCAACTTATATCTATTTCTCTGTATCTTTTTATCGTACTATTTTGTGCAGATAGCACAAATGCAATTGACATATGTAATGCTACCGTAGTCAGCATCACAGAAACAAAAGCAAAATCAACATCGCTATAACGCAAAGCCAGCCAGCTGGGGACAGATAGGGTGGCGACCATGCCAACGTATCCGATCAGACCGACAACCGTTTTCATGTTGGGAGTCTACCACATCCCGACCGGCAAGCCGCGGACGAACGTCCGCATTCCGTCTCGAGAAGTGTGATACCCTGTCCCCCAATGCGCCAGCATGCCTAGCATGCCATAGGCTGTTGAATTCTGATTTACTCAATTTACCTGATTTATGGTATGATAGAGATATTATGGAAGTGATTGCAGTTGTAGAAACTGACGACGGGGAAAAGTCTGTTGTTGTTCACCCTAGACAGATTACGCTAACAAAACTTGATGATCAATATCTAGCAGCAACTAGATGCATGAATTCCAATCAACCTATTGTTGTCGAGGTCGACAAGTCTATTGCATATTTACTTATGCAGAAGGGCGTTGAATGCTTTGACTGGAGAGAGTGACTTTTTAGAATCCCTTGCGGATGGTGGGTTGAGTTGGTTTACTCCACCAGCTACTGATGTTTCTGGGCTGTCTTGGATGACATCTGGATTCACAGATGTTGCCTTGAATTTAATTAAGTGCTTGAAAGAACTGTTTATTCCAGTACTCTATAATAGTCCTGAACTTAAGTATCACATTAACTACTCTTCTCCAGAGTATTTTCAATACGGGAATGAGCATGTTATAGGTTATGCTCCATGGGAATTTACTAAGTTACCTCAGCGTAAGATTGATAACCTTAATCGGTGTGATGCCGTTTGGGCTACCTCCACCTTCGTAAGAGATGTTTTTTTAGACCAGGGCGTGCAGCATGACGTTCAGGTTCTTCCGCACGGAGTCTCTTCAGATTGGGACATCAGAGATCGGGAGATACTGGATGACTTCTATTTCCTGCTAGACAACGGCGGGGATGTTTTTACAGATGTTGTATATGACACGATTGAAACATTTCTAGATTCAGATTTGCCTGACGAAGTTAAACTTATAGTTAAAACAACTAAGAGTTTGAGCAATGTGATTGAACATCCCAACATCAGGTATGTTTCTGATTTCCTGTCGTCAGAGCATTATAGGGAACTCTACTATAAGAGTCATTGTTTATTATATCCCTGCAATGGGGAAGGATTTGGATTGGTTCCATTTCACTCTGTCGCCACGGGAATGCCAACCATTACTACACACCTGACAGGGTGTGCAGACTATAGTGAACATACAATATGTTGGCCACATAATTGGGAAGAGGCTACGCCGGCTTTGGATGATGGAAGCTTACTCTACGAGGAAGATCTAGGTTTATGGATAGCTCCTGATTACGGGACTTTGCCTGAGATTCTGCATGACACCGTGGAGAACTACGCCGATCTCAAGCGAAATGCGATTCAATCGGCAAGAATTCTTCGCTCGTCCGCGACTTGGGATCAGATAACTGATAGGATGATTTCCCTGCTCCAAAAAATCTGAAATTTCTAGATTGACCTGCGAGTATGCGATAGCGAAAGAAGCGTAAATATGGTAGTGTATAACTCTCGCCCCAAAGATGAGGGCGAGAATTTTTTACTCCAAGGAGGAGCGATGTCCGATACCACTGTTGCCGACAATATGATTGAATACCAGACAGCAGATATAGAGAAACAAACAGAACAAAAAGGTTTCAAGATTAAATATCCGGCAATGTTTAAGGACAGTGGTTTACAAGGATACAAAATATTCTTAGATAGATATACTTTGAAGGCTCCGAAGGGAGATCTCGAGAATGGAGATCTTGTATTGGCTATAACCAATAAAGATCCTAAGTGGCCTCAGAAAGAAATTGGATACATTGCAGATGTATTTCCTGAACAAAGACAGGCTGTGATTTGGCTTGGTGACGGAGAGTATCTGCCTGTTCATTGGGATTTGATTTCTAAGCCCTTGGAACTGCATCCAGATGATGTCAAAAAGCGTGTTTCTGCTGCTTTGGCAAAGGGCGAACCTGAAGATATTCGTGAACATGTAACTGAATCGTTTGAAAATATTCTGTTTGATTACTTTATCCCAGGTGGCCGTATCCTAGCTGGCGCTGGGCAGAAGGGGTTAACGTTACAGAACTGCTTCGTTCTGCCAGCCCCGGATGATTCTCGTGGTGGCATCATGGATAGCGTTAAAGAAATGGCCGAAACACATTCTAGGGGTGGTGGTGTTGGTCTTAATCTGTCTAGTCTTCGACCGCGCCATTCTAAGGTTATCGGAGTTAACGGGAGTTCATCTGGAGCAGTGTCTTGGGGCAAAATGTTTAATCTATCTACCGGCTTGATCGAGCAGGGTGGATCACGTCGAGGCGCAACAATGCTTATGATGGATGTGTGGCATCCTGATGTTATGGAGTTCATTACATCTAAGCAGCAGGCTGGCGAGTTTGAAAACTCAAATATGAGTGTTTGTATTACTGATGATTTTATGGCTGCTCTGGCCGCAGATGAAGATTGGGACTTAATCTTCCCGGATACTACAGATCCTGAATATGATGCTTTTTGGGATGGGGACATTCGGCGTTGGATTGACATCGGCAAGGATATTGTTATCCACGACACAGTTAAGGCTTCTACGATTTGGAATTCGATTATTACGTCAGCTTGGGCTTCTGCTGAACCTGGCTTGCATTTTATTGACAGATCTAACAAGATGAGCAATTCTTGGTATTTTGCAAGACTCCAAGCTACTAACCCTTGTGGGGAACAGCCGTTAGAGGCTTACGGAGTTTGCACATTGGGAGCCTTGAATTTGGCAAAGTTTGTAGATAATGACAGAGATGTCTTATGGAACAAATTACGTTATGTGGTGCGTGCAGCGGTAAGGCTTCTGGACAATGTAATCGATGCCAATGAATATCATTTCCCTGAGATTGACGACAACCATCGCGGAAATAGGCGTATAGGCATGGGAGTTATGGGACTTGCAGAAATGCTTGTCAGGATGGGCCTCAAGTATGGCGAGGAAGAGGCTGTCATGTTTACAGACGCTTTGTTTGAAACTCTTGCAGAAGAAGCATATTTGGCCTCTGTAGATCTTGCTAAAGAGAAGGGGGCGTTTCCTCGTTTTGATGCAGAGAAATATCTGCAGTCAGGATTTATGCGTGGCATGAGTGACGAAGTTCGTTCTGCTGTTCATAAGCATGGCATAAGGAATGTTTGTTTACTAACCGTTGCTCCGACTGGAACAACGGGCACAATGATGGGAACTAGTACCGGCATTGAGCCGTACTTTGATTGGACTTACTCTAGGCAAAGTCGCCTAGGTGTCCACACGGAAGTTGTTCCTGTTATTAAAGATTTGGGACTCGATTTAGAGAATCTTCCGTCGTATTGTGTTACGACTAGAGATCTGGATCCAGAGGACCATGTTAATATTCAGAGCGTAGCGCAGCGATGGGTTGATTCCGCTATCAGCAAGACAACCAATTGTCCGTCAGACTATACTGTGGACGAGACAGATCGCTTGTATCGTCTTGCATACGATAAGGGATGCAAGGGGATTACGATATATAGGGATGGATCTAGACACGAACAGGTTCTAAGTTCAACTGATGATGTTGAAGCCGAATCGTGTAGGATCGATGACCCCGAGTGTCAAACATGCGCTCTATAATCTATGGACAAATATGTAATAAAAGAATATATATGCCATGAAACTGGTGAATATGAGACTATTGAATTTGAGAAAGGGGCCGTGGTTCCCGAAAGCTGTTCAATGGTGTCTGAAATCACTGGGTGTTTAGCCAAATTTGAGCAAATTGATGAAGAAAACGACGTATAGTCGTGCAAATGCATCAATACTGTGATAAGATCTAGACATGGTTGGTAGAAATTACGTAGATCGCGGAGGGATTCTAATGCCCGACCGCATTTTTGGCATTTGCGCGTGGCGATTACCAAGTGGGGAATTGATCATGGACGCAGATCGCAATATTCTTTGCGCAGAAGGCTTTGTTGGCGATCCTGTCATCGAAAGGCAGGTCGCTGAGGCTGCTGCTTATTGGTCTGATAATGCCGGAGGTAAAGTACATTGGGTTGAGGGTGCAAGAAAGATTAGCGATGATGAATTGGACGACCAAGGTGGACGGCTGTTAGATGGAAAGATTCCTGATCCTATGGAAGACTTTTTTGATCCGACCAAAGTAATGCCTGGAGATGGAGGAAATCATGACTAAATTCGTCGAAGATGAAGAATTCGAAGTTCCAGAAATAGATGACGTATCATATGTTGGATTTGATGTAATCAATAAGAACAGTGATCACTTTAAAAAGGTTCAAATTGCTAGCCTGCCAAGCAAGGCTAAGCGTAGGGCAACAAGATTAATAAAAAAGGCTATCGATACTGATGGTGCCGGAAGTAAATATGTCGATCCAGAAACAATAGATGGGTATGCATTATTTGATGTTGTTACCCCTCCATACGATTTAGAAACTCTAGCAGAACTGTACGAACAAAGTTCAATACACTATGCTGCAGTAAATGCTAGGACCATGAATACTGTTGGTCTTGGATTTCGTTTTGACGATAGCGTTAAGGGGAAGAAAAAGTTAGAACGCACGCAAACTGCAAAGGCTAAATTAGAGAGAGTGCGACAAGACATTGATAGATCAAAAAGAAAGATGGAAGAACTGTTTGATGCTTTTAATGAAAATGAGACATTCATAGAAACCATGATTAAGGTTTGGAACGACTATCTTACTGTCGGTAATGGTTATATGGAAATCAGCAGGACAAATTCTGGTAAGATCGGTTATGTAGGGCACGTCCCGGCCACCCTGGTTAGGGTGCGACGCAACAGGGATGGTTTTATTCAGTTGGCAAACACTTCTAAAGTGAATGCTGTGTTCTTTAGAAACTTCCAGGATCTGGAGACTGAGGATCCTCTTGGTAAAGATTCTAATCCAAATGAAATAATTCAGTTCAAATCGTATACTCCCAATAACACATATTATGGGGTTCCACCAGCAGTTCCGGCTGCGGCTGCAATCATTGGTGATAAATTCGCAAAGGAATATAACATTGACTACTTTGAGAACAAGGCGATCCCTCGATATGCCATTGTGCTTAAGGGTGCAAAGCTGAGTCAGAAATCCAAAGAACAACTTGTGAACTACTTCCGTCAGGAAGTCAAGGGCAAGCATCACGGAACTTTGATTGTTCCTTTGCCCCCTTCTATGGGCAACGATTCTGATGTAAGATTTGAAAAACTTGAGGCGGGAGTTCAAG